TTTTTTAACTTCAGCTTTAGCTGGAGCTTTTTTTTCTTTTGTTTCCATAATATAATATAATATAATAATTAAAAAAGACCCCGCCGAAGCGGGATCTTATTATTGTTTTGCTGATTAAGTTGCAGCTGAATCAGTAATTTCTATTGACTTGCAAAATAAACCTTCTCCAAGATCTACTACAATAGCAGGTCCAGAAGCGCCATTAGCTTTCTCAATAGCTGCATTAATTCCATCTCTGGAAGCAGCAGTTAAATCAGCGGCAGCGTCTGCAGAATTTGCCCCGGCTATGACAGCATATACCTTAGGTGCATTACCACCAAGAATTATATTAATGTCCTTACTCGTAGATTGTGGAGCACTTACGTGAAACAAATCATCTGCAGGTAATAAATCAGCAGATCCGTCTGCTTTCATGAATTTTAAATATCCCATTTTCTTATTTTTTTTAAATGTTAATAATTAATTAAGCTGTAGCTTTGAATAACACGAAGTTATTAGCTGCTTGAGTGATTAAACATCTTTCAGATAAGAAATGTACTTGCATTGCATCTAAAGAAGAAGTATAAGCACCACCAACAGAACCAGTGATCCAGTTTTTCATTCTTCTATCATCAGCTTCAGAAGCTCTATATCTTACGTGTAAGAAAGGTCTTCTAATGTTTGATCCAAGCATTTGATCGTATACTGTAGATGTTCCAGCAGGAATCATCACACCATCGATATCTTTTGTAAGTCCACGAGTAGTCGCATCATTTAGATATTTCCAGTCAGTTTTGTAGAAGTCATAAGAACCTCTTCTAAAACCACCAAATCCAAAGTTTAGCGCCATTTCAGCTTCGTTATCAAATAAACCGTAAGATGCAGCTGTAGTAGAAGCATAACCTCCACCAGCTTGTGCAGCGATCATATCATCAAAATCAAGAGCAGTAGCTCTGTTTAAGAATAACATGTTTTCTTCAATAGCACCTTGCTTATCTAATTGTTTAAGGATAGCATCAAAATCTCCTAATGCACCAGCTCCAGGAGCAGCAGCACCAGCAAAATTATTCCATACTAAACCTCTTTCTTCAATAGCAGCAAACATACCTTGTGTACCTTTTGGTGCAACAGTAGCTGTAAATTGACCATTAGTACCCATGTCATCTAAAGCACCTGAACCAGTAGCAGCAAGTTCACCTTCAACTGATACCATTTCAAGGTAATCTTCAAATCTTAGTCTTGTTTCAGACTCAGCTTTTAAATACCATAAGTATCCAGATGTTCCATCTTCAGTTGAAACTTCAACCCAACCAATTTGAGCAGCATCAGAACCTGATACTTCGAATTGATCTTTGATAATAACAGGAGAGTTAGTATACGATTTTAGTTGTGGATTAATTGATCCACCCATTCCGTTTACTCCTTTTGGAAATTCAGAACCATAAACAAATAGTTTGATGCTAGTAGAATCAACCGCTCCAAAAACAGCGTCTAAATCTGCTTCTGTATAAGGAAGGCAAGTAATAACTTGACCACTAACGTCAGAAACTATACATTTTACAGTTTTAAATCCATCAGAAACAACTACAGTGTTATTTACTCTTACAGCATTGTTTTCACCTGTCGCAAGAGTTAAATTGTTAGTACTTGCAGTACCTGCACTTGATGTTCTAGATACACCTTCATAAGCAATGTGTAATCTATTTTGTTCAGACCAAACAACTTGGTCAGATGTCATTGGCATTTCAGCGCCAACCATTCTCAAGAAACCAGACAAAGTCCTGTTTCCGTATCTTTCTACTTCTTGCTCATAAAGCTCAGGTAGATATTGTTGTGCCCATTGGCCAGCATCGTTAAAATCGATGTAGTTAGTAGGTTGTGTAACCTTCTTTGGCATTGGCGTAATAGATGCTGGAAAAGCTCCAGCTGGTGAATTGTCTACAAATCCCATTTTTTTAGTTTTTAAGTTTTATTTTTTTGTTTTAAATTTTAACTTAGAGCCATCTGAACCACTAATAGCTTTAACTCTTAAACCATTAACAAAAACATCTCCCTGTGAAGGTCTTGTTTCTTGTTGTATGTTTTTAGATCTAGCTGTAACGTCTTTAATTGCATCGGTTTTACCTTGCTCATAAAAATGTTTAGCTATGCTGTCAGCATTTCTAGCGGCATATAAAGCCTTGTGATAACCATTCACATCAGATATTTCACCTTGTTTGTTTAGAAACTTTCCAACAAAATTGTTTAAATCTGATTGATTTGTTGCTACGTCATTAGGATTATTTACTTTATACTTAAATCGTTTTTCTCCTACATTGAAATCAAAACCTTTGAAATCGTTATTGAAAAACTTTTGTGTAGTATCTTTAAAATTATTATGACGCTCACGAATAACTTTTTGCTCTTCGTTGTGTTTATTGTAAAAATCTAAAGCTTCTTTGTTTCCTTGAGTAGAATTTGACCTCAACTTGATGTCATCATAGTACTTACTCTTAGAATTATTCAAATAAGTTTTAGCTTTAGCAATTTCTTCTTTTAAATAGAGTTTTTTAAGTTTAATATCTCTTTCCTCATCGTTCTCATCATCCCATGAAAATTTATCTTCTAATAAAAAAGATACTTCATCGTTGTTTAAGTGAGGTTTGAGCTGCTTATAATACTCATTTAATAGTTCTTCATTATCTAATGAACTATAATCTTTATTTAAGTTTACGTAATCATTTATATCTCCACCTGTTTCTTTCATGAAGTTAACTAATTTCTCTACGTTTTCCGGTAGATTAACTTCTGGTGTTTCATTAATTACTTTTTTAACTTCTTCTTCTTTAATTTCTTCTATAACTTCTTCAATAACCTCAACAGCCTCTTCAACAACTTCTTCTTTAACAGGTTCTTCTTTTACTTCACCTTGAACTTCTACTTCTTTAACTGAGTTAGCGCTTGAAGCTTCTATTTCTTTTGCTTTTTCTTCTTTACTTTCTTCAATAGCTTCTTCTTCTTGCTTTTTAAAATCTACTTTAGTTATTGTTTCTTTTTGACTTAGTTTTTTAGGCTTTTTTTTCATTTTAAAATCACCTTCTTTTTTTGGTTCTTCTGACATAATATAATATAATAGTTAATAATAATCTATGATGGTGCAAACTGCTCTAATCCCATACCTCCTAAAGTATCATTACCTTGAGATTCAAAATTAATAGGCACACCGTCATTTTTTCTTTGTGAAATCATTTCACTTTGTTGTGTTGCTTGTAATTTAGTTCTTTTATCTTTTCTATCTTCTATTTCTTTTTCTTTCTGCTGTGTTGCTCCAACTTGCGCTTTAGCCAACTGCATGTTATATTGAAACTCTTGTTCCATTAACTGCTGTTTTATTTGAGCTTCGTTTTGTAATCTTTGTATTTCAAATTGTGATTTAGCTTGTTCTATTTGAACCTTAGATTCTGTTAAAGCTTGTTGTTTTTGCACTTCAAATAAAGCTGTTTGTTCAGCTACTTGCGCATTAGCAGCAGCTTGAGCTTGCATATTTTGTTGAGCAATCTGTTGATCTCTTGCAGCTTTTTCCTTTCTTTTCTTTTTAAGAAACTCATTAGCTAGTTTTAGATTTTTAATATTTCTTATATCAATAGCATCTTCTAAGTCTATAGAACCTTGCTGTAAAGAGGCTTGTATGTTTTGTTCTAACATAGCTTTATCTTCTTCGTCAGGTTCAAGCTCTATAAATATTCCAAAATCATGTAGATTTACAGCTGATAGCTCATCTAAAGTTCCTACGTTAAAGTTGGATATACTGTCTCTTAAAGCTGTTTTAGTTAAAGGAAACATTAAAGCATCATTAACTCTACAAGATACATTTTCACAAGTTTTTAGCGTTAAGTATAAGCTTGCTTGCAATATATGTCTAGTTGCAGTGTTTGAGTTAGCTGCTGCCATTTTTTGTAAACCAACTAAAGCATTTTTATCAGGAGTACTTCCATCTCTGGCTTCATTAAGTCCGGTCACGTCTCTTATCATTTGTAAGTAATACTGATACGTTTGAATAAGAGATGCTATTTTAGCTTGACCATTAGAACTGTTTAATTCCTGTATAGGAACTTTACCTCTATTCATTTCACCGTCTTGAGTTAGAGATCTACCTACAATAGAACCTGTTTGAAAATACATGTTCAAAGCCTCTTGCGGATTATAATTAGTTCCATTACCAAGATCAACCTCAGCTAGTCCATCCATATCTAAATAAACACCATCAGGGACCATTCTAGATAATACTTGCTGTAGTTTTAAATGAGTTAACTGTATCATATCTGCAAAACCAGTTACTCTTGACACTAACGATTCTATACGTCCCTTGTACATTCTAGGAGCGCATATGTTATAATTCATATTTACTTTAGTAGTATTAGCAGCTGGTCTTGTCATGTTTTCAGACATACCCCAAGATAACATCATAGGATGTCCTAAGACTTTAGCGCCTGTATATAAAACTTCAATAGTTCTAGATACTCTTTTATATCCTTGAGCATCTTCAGGTGGTATAAAAGTATCTTGCTTTTCTAATGTTTTCTCTAAACCAGTAGCTCCTTCTTTTATCTTAAACACTTGATCCATAAAGGTCTTGTATTCAAAGTATAAAACTTGAACTGTGTTTTGGTCTTGTCTTCCGTTCCAGTTTCTAGTATACTCAGAATTTCCTTGATACTTTTCTAAGTCTTCTACTTGAGCAGCGTTTAAGCTTGGAAATTGTTTCTTTACTTCTGGTATTGTTAAACTTTTTACTTCACCTACGTAATATAGATCTTGAAAATTAGGATCGTCTGTATAGGACCACACAAGCGTTGATGGATCAACGTAATCTAAAACAATACCTTCAGATACATTGAAATTAGTTTTTACAGCTCCTATACCTAAAACCGTTAAGTCGTAGTTAACTCTTTTTCTAATAAAATCGTATTTGTTTTTATCTAATACTTGGTTTATAAGCTCTTCTTCAGCTATTTCAATAGACTGTTTGTAACTCAATTGCATATGAGCTGGTAGATCTGCTACATCTTCTACTGTTCTAGCTTCACCTGTAGATTTAGTTAGATCTTGATCTTCTCCCCATTCAGCTTTAACAGCTTCAATATACTGCTTAAGCTGTATATCTTCCATAATTCTTTGAGCGTACTCAGTTCTTTTACGTACTGATTCTGGGTCTTGTGCAAACGTTTTTACTTCATAACTTCTTTGAGACATACCATTTACAACTATATCTACAAACTTGCTTAATATAGGTACTGGTTTCCAGTCTAAGTTTAAATAAGATAAATCTCCATTTATTGATAGTTCATCTTTATACTTTTGTACAGGTTGTTCTCCTCTAGCGTATAGACGTAAGTAATGAAAATTGTTATAGTTTGTTTGAAATCTATAACCATTACTTCTATAGTTTCTAAACCATTCACCTTCAATAGCTCTTCCTACTGCCAGTCCGTATTCTTCAGTAGCTTTCTCAGCCATAGGTACTACCTGATCTGGGAATGTGCTATTACTATTAGTATAAATCTGCATCTATCTTATTATTTTTGAAATTGATCCTGTGTTATCATAAGTCTTCATCTGTAAACTTACAGGAGTTTTTGATTTAATTGCTGTAGGTCTATATTTATTTTTATTGCAAGCCATTATAGCTAGTCCAGAACTAATAGAAGCATCATACTTAGTTCTATTATTAATATTAAATTTAGCCCAGTCTTCTAGTGTCTTTTGAAAATACATTGTTCCATACCCATTTGTTTGTAAACCTACACTTGTTTCTATGTAGCTTTCAATAGCGGCTGCATGTGCTTGTTTTATATCTTCACTTGAGTTAGGTATACCACCTATTTCTTTTTCTGTAGTGGATAATTTACTTAAAGTCTTATCAGGTCTGTTCATACTAAACCCTCTGTATCCTCTTCTTTTTAAGTAATATAATAGTCTTGGTTTATTGTTTTCGCAAAGCAGTGGCATTCCGTAAAATACTAAAGCCATAAGAACATCTTCAAAAAATGTTTCAGCTGTCTCTGGTCTAGCTATATACTCTAAAAAGAAATGATTAGGAGGAGCGTTTTCCATACTAAACTTAGTTAACCCGTGTAAAGCTCCATTAGAACCTTTACCATCTACTGTTCCAGAAATATCGTAACTATCACAGCCAAAACCACCAATGTGTTCATTACCAGGATACTTAATACCATTCCTTACTATCACATTGTTTTGAATACTTTTATCCGGAACCCAGCTTAAATTAAACCTACCATTGTTATTTGGGTGAAAAACAACCTCTGTATCTTTAATTCCTTGTGTCCATTGAAATGAACCTCTAGTCACATGAGTGTTATTGTTTAGATCTTCATTGTAGTCTATTTGCTCATATATTTTAACTAAGTTAAATAAAGACTGTTTAGTCTCATCTCTAAAAGCATGCTTTGTTGTTCTTGGAAATTGCCTGTAAAATTCGTTTAATCCGTCTTGGTCTCCTTTAAGTCCTTCAACTTCGTTTTCCCAGTGTTCGATAACTCCAATGTTAATTCCTTCTCCATCAATTCCAGCGACTTCAGTTTTTGGCGTATCGAAGACAGGTAGTCCATAAGTATCAATGTATCCTTCGTAGGACCATTCCATAGGGATGAATAAACTATAGAGTCCCGAGCTTGTTTGACCATTTTTATTTCTTCTC